CATTCCCCGGCGCAGAAATGACAGATCTGAAGGGAAAAGCATTTGATGATCCTATTCCATTTTGATAGACTGTATGCAGTCCGGTGGGATCTCATCCCGTTGAACTGCCTCAAGAACTGGCTCAACAATTGCGTTGAGCCTTTTTTGTGATAAGATTATGCAAAAGCATTGAGGACTGACATGGCAAAGAAACCAGTAAAGATTGACGCGAACCTGATGCACAAGATTGCAGACAGGCTGGCTGTAGGCGAAACACTCAAGGACATACTCAAATCAGACAACATGCCGACATATCAAGGCGTGATGCAAGCTGTGTTGCGTGATGATGATTTGTTTGAGATCTATCGCAGAGGCCGCGTTATGCAGAGCGAATACCATACAGATCAAATCATACGATTGGCGCAAGAGCCGTTACCTAAGTTTGAAGACAACAGGCTAGCCAATGCAGAGGTGCAGCGGCGTAGGCTTGAGATTGACAGTTTGAAGTGGACGCTAGCACGCAACATGCCTTGGGGTGTACGTGACAAGAAAGAGGATCAGCCACAAGCTCAGACGTTCACAATCAGTTGGGCTGGGGGCGATGTTGCAGTCAATGCTATCGTTGATGACGAGCAAGACGACAGCGATCAAGCGACTAAGCATTGATGTCGGATCATGTGTATACGACACATTTTGTCGTTGACATCTACGCGCGTGAGGCAGGCGGCTGGGATGCCGGGGGATCAAGGCAGATCAGGCAGCCTCGGCAGGGTGGCAACCACTACATCTTGTGGTTTGCATTTATTGCATGGCTGGCTCTGACAATTTGTGCAGCAATATCAATGGCCTATAAAATATTTAACATAATAACTATTATACGACAGGGGGTTTGCCATGCATTTCGCGCATACCGACCCCCCACCCCCCCTGACAATCGCCGCCACTTTCTACCACGTATATCACCGGACTGGAGTATACGTTTTGTCTGACAGTCTAACAGCCGATCAACTTGCACTACTCAACCACTTAGAACATCTGCGCAACGGTGTCGTCCACAGCGCTAGTGCTTCTAAGCAGTTAGAGTGTGCAGTATTGCTTATTGATTTATATGAGGCTATTCTTGAGCGGCATGGGATACTGATCTATGAAAATCAGGAGAGGGTTGTTAGGCATTGACGCATATTGAGATACCTTATGAGCCAAGGCCGTTGCAGATGTCTTTGCATAACGAGATGCAAGAGAAGCGATGGGGGGTTGTGGTGTGTCATCGTCGGTTTGGCAAGACTGTTTGGGCGATCAATCATATCTTGCGTCATGCACTGCTTTCTCAGAAAAGTAACCCCCGGTATGCCTATATGGCCCCTACCTATCGCCAAGCGAAGAATGTAGCGTGGGATTATATAAAACATTTTGCGGGTAGCATACCAAATGTAAAGTTTCACGAGACTGAATTGCGGTGTGATCTGCCTACGGGTGCGAGGATTTCATTGCTCGGTGCTGAGAACCCGGACAGCCTGCGCGGTATATACTTAGATGGCTGCGTGATGGACGAGGTTGCTGACATGCCTGAGAATGTGTTTCCAGAGGTGTTGAGGCCAGCGTTGTCTGATCGGAAGGGGTTTTGTATTTTTGTTGGTACGCCGAAGGGTCACAATGCGTTTTATGATTATTATGAGCAAGCGGCTGGGGATGATGAGTGGTTGTCGGCTGTTTACAAGGCGAGCCAGACTGGGCTGCTTGATCAGGAGGAATTGGACGCGGCTCGGCGTATGATGACGCATGATCAGTATATGCAGGAATTTGAGTGTTCTTGGAATGCGAATGTTCCGGGTGCGATTTATGGTGCTGATTTGGAGAACATTGCGGCGGCTGGGCAGATTACGAAAGTTCCTTATGATCCGACTGCGAAGGTTGATACGTGGTGGGATTTGGGTGTTGGGGATAGCACGAGCATATTGTTTACGCAGACGATTGGACGTGCTGTTCATGTGATTGATTATTATGAGAACAGAAATCAGGGTTTGCCGCATTATTGTCAGATTTTGAACCAGCGGAATTATTTGTATGGGACGCATAATGCGCCGCATGACATTGAGGTTCGGGAGTTGGGGTCTGGCAAGTCTAGGCGGGAGACTGCTTGGGATCTGGGGTTGAATTTTCGCGTTGTGCCTAAGTTGCCGTTAGAGGATGGGATACACGCGGCTCAGATGTTGATACCGCGATTGTGGTTTGACCGTGAGAAGTGCAAGCAGTTGTTGGAGTGTTTGCGGCAGTATCATCGGGCGTATAATGATAAGAGCCGGACGTTTCGGGCTAATCCTGTGCATGATTGGTCATCTCATGCTGCTGATGCGTTTCGTTATTTTGCTGTTGGTTTGCGGGAGACTGGGCCGAGCATGAGGGTTTTACAAAAACAGGCGGTAATGGAATATGACCCGTTTGCGGCTTGATTATAGGTTAGCGGTTGAGCTTGATGTTCCTGCTGTGACTGATTTGATTTGTGAGTTTCACGGTGCTTCGTTTCAGCGGAATGTTGATTTTGACTGGGGTAAGATGGAGGATTGGGTTAGTGATCGAGTTAATGACGATGGCAGTTTGGTTCTTGGCTGTTGGTCTGGGGATTTTCTTGTCGGGGCGATTGTAGGTTTGACGTTTTTGCCTGCATACAGCAACAGGCTAGTCGCGGCAGATTATATCTGGTATGTTAGGCCAGAGCATCGCGGCGGCATGGCGGGTGTGCGGTTGATGAAGATGTTTGAAGATTGGGCGCGAGATGTTGGTGCTGTTCAGATTTTGACAGGCGCGACATCTGGCATTAATAGTAAGAGGAGCGCTGCGTTGCTGGAGCGTTTGGGGTTTGTTCCTACTGGGGCGAGTTTGTATAAGGATTTGATGTGATGTGTAATCTTGGCAGTATAACTCAGACGGAAACGTCTAAAGAGACGAGCGCTATGAAAGGCAAGGAGCCACAAACGGGTCTTGGTGCTATTGTAGAAAACGTCAAGTCAGACTTATCAATTGGGCTTTCCACTATTGGTCAAAGCAAGGAAAAGCGGGCTGAGACTATGAAGGATGCTGGTTATAGCGATGCTGCCATTAAAGATTATGAAGATCGCACCGAAGCGAGTGCAGCTAAACATAAAGAAATTCAAGACCGTTTAAGGCAAAACAAAAAGAAAAGAGAAAAAAGAGAAGAAAGAGAAAAAACACAAAAGGTTGCTGCGGATGCTGCTGCGGATGATGCTGCTGCTGATGTTGATACCACACCAATGCCACCTGCTGCGCCGAGTTCGACTGCGCAGCCTGAAGCGGGATCGGCAGAGGAGGCGGTTGTTAAGGAAGCGGAAGAGAAGAAGGGTTTTGCGGGGACAATTGAGACAACCCCAGCAGGATTGCTTGCACCACCCAAGACAAGAAAGAAAAGATCATTGATGGGTGGTTTGATTACATGATGTACCGCATGCCGCAGAATATTGCTGGTGAGATGGGGCGCATGTCGTCGCAGCCAGCCAAGCGCCGTGCTGATATGACAGTTGATCCTTTGGAGCGTTTGAACCAAAAGATGGCTGGTCGGATGCAGGGCGGGGCTGTTGAGGGCAAAGAGAAGCGCAAGAAGCGTTCTATGTTAAATAGTATTGGAATGATGTAATGGCACAAGTTAATCCGCTAGTTTCGCAGCTAGACCGTAGGTATAAGACGTTGCAGTCTCAGAGGTCTAATTGGGAGAAGCATTGGCAAGAACTTGCGGATTATATGTTGCCGCGCAAAGCTGACATTACGAAAAAGAGAACTCAAGGCGATAAGCGCACTGAACTGATCTATGACGGCACAGCCGTTCATGCAGTTGAACTGCTCTCTTCCTCACTGCATGGTATGTTGACGTCTCCCAGTACGCCTTGGTTTTCTATGCGGTATCGTGATCCTGCGTTGCAGGGTGACGATGCTGCAAATGAGTGGTTAGAGTTGTGCATGGATCAAATGTACCAAGCTTTTAACCGCTCCAACTTTCAGCAAGAGATCCACGAATTGTATTATGATCTGGTCGTGTTTGGCACGGCTGCGTTTTATGTTGAGGGGGATCTTAACGGTTTACGCTTTAGTGCGCGTCATATTGCCGAGGTAACAGTTGCCGAAGACGCAAATGGTAAGGTTGACACGGTCTATCGCAAGTTTAAGCTTAGTGCGCGAGCAGCAGCACAACGCTTTGGCGAACAAAACCTACCAACGCAGATGACAAAGGATTTAAAAAACGATCCGCACAAAGAGCATGATCTTGTTCACGTTGTTTATCCGCGTAGCGAAAGTAAAGGTAAGATCGGTCAAAACAAGCCTATCGCATCAGTATACTACCATTTAGACAGTAAAGCGTTAATATCTGAAGGTGGATTTGATGATTTCCCATTTATGGTTCCGCGTTTTGTAAAAGACAGTGTTAGCACTTATGGGCGATCTCCGGCGATGAATGCATTGCCTGATGTTAAGATGGTTAACAAAATGTCTGAGACTACTATTCGTGCGGCTCAGAAGCAGATAGATCCGCCGTTGATGGTTCCAGACGATGGGTTTATGTTGCCAGTGCGAACAACGCCGGGGGCATTAAATTTTTATCGCACGGGTACGCGGGATCGTTTAGAGCCGTTGCAGATTGGCGCAAACAATCCACTGGGTTTAAACATGGAAGAGCAGCGGCGCAATGCAATCCGGCAAGCATTCTATGTGGATCAGTTGCTGATGTCACAAGGCCCAGCCATGACTGCGACTGAAGTGTTGCAGCGTAATGAGGAGAAGATGCGTCTTCTTGGACCTGTTCTTGGTAGGCTCCAGTCTGAGTTGTTACAGCCTCTTATATCTCGCTCTTTCGCGCTGCTGCTCAGGAACGGTCTTCTTCCAGCCGCTCCTGAGCAATTACAAGGTCAGGACATTGACATTGAGTATGTAAGTCCATTGGCGAAGGCGCAGAAGCTGACTGATTTGCAGTCTATGCTGCGCGGGTTTGAAGTGATGATGCAGGTTGCTGAAATTGCACCTGTCATGGATTATTTGGATAGTGACAAGCTTGTGCAGTATTTAGTTGAAGTCACTGGCATTCCTGCGCGTGTGATCCGAAGTGATGACGAGGTTGCGCGTATTCGTAGGCAGCAAGCGCAGGCCGCGCAAGAGCAGCAGGCTATGGAGCAGCAAATGATGTCAGCGCAAGCGGCTGGGCAGATCGCGCCATTGGT